ATTATATTTATTTCAAAGGAAACCCCAGAAGAAAAATATCAGCTTAATTATGGTTCAGATCAATTTAAGAATAAAAATGATGAGGACATCTCACACAAAATCTTATTTTTTAAACTAAATGAAATTGTTAAAACTTTATCGGGGATATTGCCGGAAAATGTGATTTCCGCAGCTAAAAAAATTAATTTGGAAGAACTTCCAGGGGGAGGACATATTCATAGAGATTATCGTTCAATAACATATTATAATGAAAATGGCCAGGTACACAGCTATAATGATCTTCCAGCACTAGAAACCAAAAATGGATATAGGGCTTGGTTTCAGAACGGCAAAGTTAGTAGAGACAATGATCAGCCGGCAATAATTAATGTAGATGGTTCAAAAGAGTGGTGGCAAAATAATATGCTTCATAGAGATGGGGATCAACCCGCAAAAATTTATTCAAATGGTGCAAAAGCTTGGTATAAAAATGGTATAAGACACAGAGACAATGACCAACCAGCAGTAATTCTCGCAGATGGAACAAAGAATTGGTATCAAAATGGTCTAAAACATAGAGACAATGATCAACCAGCAGTAATTTATCTAGATGGTTCAAAATATTGGTATCAAAAGGGTCTAAAACATAGAGACAATGATCAGCCAGCAGTAATTGAAGCTAACGGAACAAAAGAGTGGTGGCGAGAAGGAAAATACATTAGAAAAGGAAAGCCAACACGCAATGATTAAATTATTATTAGAAAACTTTAAAAAATATCTTCTTTTGGAAATGCAACTGGAAGAAGTTCTTCCAAAATTGGATTCTAATAAATTTAAAAACTCTGCAAATTATCACAAAATAGACCCAGAAAAAGCAAAAAAAATAATTTTAGACACTGTTCCAAATGATATAGAGGATTCAGAAAAGGCCAATTATCTTAACTGGAGAATTAAGCAGTTTATGGTAAATGGAGCCACAAAGGGTCCAACTCCAAAATATGTTGAAGAATTCTACCAAATTAAAGCAAATAATCTTGACAGAATGCTAACTAAGAACGATATCAATTCTTTTGAGTCTGTTGAAGAATTTCAAACAATGATGAGATCTTCTTCGAGAAAATGGGCAAATTACCAAAAGAAAAAGAAAGAAGGAACAGTTCAAGAAAAAGATATAAATAAAATTTATGAAGATAACGACTGGACTGTTTTCATCCCAGAATCTAAAGCTGCTTCTTGTAGACTTGGAACCGGAACAAATTGGTGTACCGCTACGAGGGGTGAGAGAAATAAATACGATAAATATCACAAAAAAGATGATCCCTTAATCATATTTATTTCAAAGGAAAATCCAGAAGAAAAATATCAACTTAACTATGGTTCACGTCAATTTATGGACAAAAAAGATAGGTCAATAGAACAAACTATCTTTTTTTATAAATTAAACGAGATAGTTAAAAAATTGTCTGGAGTTCTCCCCGATACGGTGATATCTTTGGCCAAAGATTTTAGCGATTTTGAGGAGTTACCAAATGGCGGGTATATTGTTAAACGGGACCGTAAGATAACCTACTATGATAAAAATGGAGATATCCATAGAGACGATGACCAACCAGCAACAATTGATAAATATGGAACAAAACGTTGGTATCAACACGGGAAACCTCACAGAGACAATGACCAACCAGCTTTAATTACCAGCACTGGTTATAAAGATTGGTATCAAAATGGGTTACTTCACAGAGACAATGACCAACCAGCGGTAACTACTCCAGATAGTTCAAAACATTGGTATCAACATGGGTTACTTCACAGAGACAATGATCAACCAGCAATAATTGATGGATATGGTAGAAAATTTTGGTATCAACATGGGTTACTTCACAGAGACAATGACCAACCGGCAGTAATTTCTCTAGATGGTTCAAAGTATTGGTATCAAAATGGGGCTCTTATTAAAACACAAAAGCCAACACGCAAAGCGAAAGTTTAATTAAAAGGACAAAATGGATACATCGTATAAACAACAAAATAACATAACTCCAGTTTCTTCTTTTGAAACCATAGATACTGCTGTATTCACATGGCTAGATGAAGAATTGGATATACATACAATTTCAAACGATGGAGTTAGAAAGGTTCCAGTCAACTGGTTTTCTCGTGAAAGATCCTTCCAAATAAAAGTGGAAAAAGATGATAGAGACAGCAACGGTATATTAGACTTTCCTCAGATTCAGCTTACCAGAACAACAACAAAATTAACAGATGCAAGTGAACGTCCGATCCCTGGAATAATAAAGAATAGCGGTGATTATAAAAATAATCAATTTGGATTTTGGAGAAAGGTTAATCAATCGAAAACAAAGAACTTTGCCAATGCAAAAGCCAAAAGAATATATGGTCAACCAAATTATAAACTATCGAGCAATGAAGTGGTAAATGAGTGGGTATTTACGCCATATCCGGCCTATTATGATATAACCTATGAACTGGCAATGAAAGCTTTATATATGCAGCAGATCAACGAAATGACTGCCCCATTCCACAGAAGAGTGACCCCATATAATACCAAGGTATTTATGATTCATAATGGAGGATTTAAGTATGAAGCCTTTATAGAACCAGATTTGGGATTTACTTCAAATGCTCCAAATATTGATGAAGCAGAAAGAACCTTTGAAGCCAAATTTATTCTTAAGGTTCTTGGATTTACAACGACAAGTGGTGTGAATCAGAAAACTCCAAATATAGTTTATAGAGATGGTCCGGCAAAAGTAAGAATCCAAAGAGAAAGAACCATTATTGGGGACATAAATACCTGGGGAGATCCAGATACCCCATACAGAGAATGATTTTGAATTCGTCTGTACTATTTATTAAGAGCTAGAATCAACAGCTACTTTACACTATAGAGAATAAAAACATGAGAGATGCGATACTAAAAAAAGTAATATTAGAATGTATTTTACAAGAGATGGGAACAAAAATCCCCGGCATTTATAATAGATCAACCGGAAGAATGGATAATATGAAGGGACACAACACTGTAAAACAAGTAAACAGCGCAATTGTTGCTATTGAAGACGGTTTAACAGATTTAGAACAAGCCATTGGGGAGCACTCCCTTGGTAACAGAAAAATTGAACAAATTAGAAAGCTTCTTGATAGGCTGAATACGGAATATGGTATGGATGAATCCGACTTTGATACCCAATTCTCAGGCCGATAAAAGATAACTAAAGATAGTTGAAATTAAATTTATAAGGAGAGATGTTAGATGCCAGCAAAATCATTCAGTTTTTCATCCCCAGGCGTTAAAATAAACGAAATCGATAAGTCGCAGATTCAAAAAGAAGCTGCTCCTGTCGGTCCAGTTATCATTGGCAGAGCACAAAGAGGACCAGCAATGCGTCCTATTACTGTCGCTTCTTATGATGAATTCGTTCAAACGTTTGGTGATCCAGTAGCCGGCGGAGATTCCTCTGGTGATGTATGGAGAAGTGGAATTCCAGCAGGCCCAACATATGGACCATATGCAGCGCAATCATGGCTTGCAAACAGCCCAACACTAACATATGTAAGACTGCTTGGAACACAAGCTGATAGTGCAACTTCAACCACAAATCTGAATGAAGGATATACTGGGTGGCGAGTTGGTGGAGACACAAGTGTAGCCAAAACTGGTTCCTTTGGAATGTTCTTATTCCCATCTTCTTCTACTGGCGTAGCCCTAACTGGAACGCTGGCTGCGATTTGGTATTGCAACGGAACAGTCCCGGTTCTTTCTGGAACTATCTTTGGAGAAGCCACAGCATCTTCTCCAAGAAATAGCTCTTTCCGAACTTCTACAAATGGGCAATTTACTGTTTTAATGAGCGAAACTGTTAATACTGTTGGCGTTGATAATGGAACCAAGAAGGTTTTTGATTTTTCTCCAACAAGCGGTCAATTTATTCGCAAGACGTTTAATACAAACCCACAGAACACAAACACAAATAGTGAATCTGGTATAACTGGTACTCCATCAAGCCAATACGGATATTGGCTCGGTGAAACATTTGAAAATGATTTGTTCAATGGAACAACAATTTTTAATGGTTCTACTGGACTTACAAGTGACACTGGAGATATGGTGGGAATAATCGTACCACTAAATAACTTTCACACAGCAAGACACAATAAGCCAGCGAATGACGATAATGCTGCAAGAACTGGTTGGATTCTTTCGCAGGTAGCTTACGGAGCAGATAGTAATTATTCCCCAGCTTCAAGTGCATCAAAATTATTTAGATTTATTGCGCTAGATGCTGGCGATTGGACTCGAAACAACCTAAAAGTTACGATTAATAATATTGTTCCTCCACAAAATGCTGTTCAGAAATATGGTACATTTGATGTAGAGATTAGACGAGTAAATGATACGGACGCAAACAAAAAGATGGTCGAATCCTATACTGGATGTACTCTAGATCAGGGTTCTCCAAACTACGTTGCGAGAAAGATTGGCGATACTAAATATTCGTGGGACGATACGACAAGACGACTAGAAGAAATAGGTACTTACCAAAACAACTCTAAGTTTGTTAGAGTTGAAATGTATAGTGATAATCTAGATTCTTCACTAATTCCATTTGGTGTTCTTGGACCAATGAAATATAATGACGTTTCTGGATCAATTCTTACATTAGCAGGAGCACCATCTGGATTTATTGGAGCATTATCCGCTTCAGAGGCTTACTCGGCTACGGCTATAACTGGCGCAGGAGTTCCTAACTCCACATTTAAGTTTACATTTCCTTCCTTGAGAACCAGGGTTTCCTCTTCTGAGGATTCCCTAACGACATTTAAACTAGCAGATTGGGGAGCAACAACCACAAGAAATGCCTCTTCTCTGTTATATAATGATGGAATAAACGATCTTCTAAGGCTCCCAGTAATAGCACCATCTGCCTTCACAAATGGTGTTGCCGCATCTGGCTTAACTTATGCATGGCAATTCAGCCTTGATGATATTAGAATAACTGGTTCTACCATAACTGGTTCCACTTGGTTGGGTTCATATTATGTATGGACATCTGGTTCCAAGGCACAAGGAACTTCTTATACATCAATCTCTGGAACCTTTAACACGTTGCTAAATTTGGGAGTGAACTCGTTCACAACTGTATTCCAGGGTGGAATTGACGGATTCAACATTCTAGAGGGAGAGCCTTTAAGAAACACAGCAATGACTTCTAATTCTACAAATGCCAATAGTTATATTTACTATACATATAGAAGGGCAATTGATACAATTGCAGACCCAGAATTTGTTGAGGCAAATCTTCTCAGCGTTCCAGGACTTGCTTTCGAGCCTTTAACTCAGTATATTACACAGGTTGCAGAACAAAGAGGAGACGTATTGGCGATAATTGATGCGTCTGGTGACGCATACAACGAAGCTTCTTATATTACTCCTTATGAGAAGAGCAGCTCAACAATAACAAGAGCGGTAACCGTAGATAATGTTGTGGATGAAATGAGAGGCAGAAATCTTAATACGAGCTTCGGTGCAACTTATTATCCGTGGTTACAAATTTCTGACGCAAATAGCGGAAAGATTTTGAACATTCCACCGTCAGTTGCGGCTATTGGAACAATCTCTTATACAGATAAGGTTCAAGCTCCGTGGTTCTCCCCAGCAGGATTCAACCGTGGTGGTCTTTCAACTGGAAACGCTGGTATCAACGTTGTTAATACCGTAAAGAAACTAAGCCAGTCTGATAGAGACAAATTGTATCTTGTTAATATAAATCCAATTGCTTCCTTCCCAAATGAAGGAATTGTAATTTTTGGGCAGAAAACACTTCAAGCTACTCCTTCTGCCTTGGATAGAATAAATGTTCGTAGATTAATGTTATATATCGAAAGAGGTATAAAACTAATTTCCAACACTATTTTGTTTGAGCCAAACGTTGAAGATACTTGGAATAACTTTAAGGACAAGGTAGAGCCTTTCTTGGCAGATGTTAAGGCCAGATTCGGTGTTGAAGATTTTAGATTAATTCTAGATTCAACAACAACCACTCCAGACTTAATTGATCAGAACATTCTTTATGCCAAAGTATTGGTTAAGCCAACAAGAGCAATCGAATTTATCGCTCTAGATTTCGAAATTTCAAAGAGCGGCGCGAACTTTAACGTTTAATAGGAGTATAGTATATGGCACAGCCACCAGTCAAACCAATTTGGGCAGGAGATAAGGCGGGATTAGATCCGAAGAGAGTTCATAGATTTATTCTATATCTTGAGGGAGTTCCAACTTATTTCGTATCCACATCTGGTGTTCCAGAATTAACCATTAGCGATGGAGGAACTCACAAGTTCCTTGGTCACGAATTTAGATTCCCAGGAGCCGTACAATGGTCAAAAAGCATTGAAATCAAGATAGTTGATACAATCGAATACAATATGTCCAAGAAATTTATGGATTCTGTAAGGCAGGCCGGATATGTTTATCCATCCAATTTTAGTGAATCTTCGGCAAGTCCAGAGTATTATAGAAAGACTATTTCTAAGGCCAAGTTTCCATTCAAACAAGTTAAGATACAGAAAATTGATTCTGATGGGCTCACTCATGAAACATGGGTATTAAACAACCCTTGGATTAACAAAGTTAACTTCGGAGATGCAAAATACGACAGTGAATCGTTGGTCAACGTATCTATTGGATTTACCTACGATTGGGCAGAATTGAGAGATGGAGACTCCGGTAGTCCTCCTCCGTTCCCAAAATAATAGGAGTCTAATATGCCCCTATTTCTGGACAAGAGTTCTCTTATATCTGGTAAACAAGCACAGCAATCCCACAGATTTGTTCTCAATGTCCGTGGGATTGATGTTGCTATGATAAGAAATGTCAGCACACCAAAATATAAACTTCAAACTACAAAGTATGATATGTTAGAATATGAATTCAGCTATCCAGATAAGGTTAAGTGGGAAGGCCCAGTTAGTTTTGAAATCTTGCAAGTGCTTGATGATTCTATTTTTACCACTTCAATAGGCGTATTTATGTCGAAGTTGTACGACTCGGCATATTACGCAAGTCCAATGGGTATTGGAACCGGAAAAAGAGATACCTTCCTTCCAAATCAAATTTATACTGCAAAAGATAAAATTGCCAGCTTTATTAATAATGGAAGAAACACGGGGTATACTAGAAAGCCAACTGAAGGTACAGTTCTTGATTTCTCAAAACAAAAATTAACTGCTGCTTTAGGTAGGGTTGAAATTAAGACATTAGATGAAGAAGGAAAGATTTACGACGGATGGAGACTTCAGGGTGCTTTTATCGTCGGAGTGACTCCTTCTGATTTTAGTTATGAAAATGAAAAAGTTTCAACTGTAAAGGTTGATATATCGTACGATTGGGCAGATTATGGATTCCGAGGTGTTTATGCGGAAGAAGATACTGTCCAAAGAATTTTTGGAATTTAACAAGAGGTTTAAATGAGTAATGTTAATAGGTTTGGTTTGCCAGCAGGACTTGGCAGCCCCGTCCCGAATCATAGGTCTGCGGGAGCCTACGAGGCCCCTACAGACTTCGTAGACTTACCATCCGGGGGTAAGTTCTATCCAAAGGATTCGCCTCTCTACGGGGCTGAGAAATTGGAAGTTAGATATATGACAGCTAAAGAGGAAGACTTACTTGTATCACCTGGTCTAATAAAAGCCGGGATTGCAATGGATAGAGTTATCGAGTCACTATTAATTGATAAAAGAATAAGAGCAAAAGATCTGCTTGTTGGAGACAAGAGCGCAATCCTAATCAATATTCGAAAGAATGCGTTTGGTGAGGATTACGAATTTGGATTTTACTGTGCAAAATGTGGTGAAGCTAACAAACACGTAAAAGACTTAAACGATATACAAATAAAGGAACTGAAGACTGACGAAGGTTGTAGCATTACAGAGCACGGTACAATTTTATTAAAGTTACCAAAATCCAAGGCAACCGTTGAACTTAAATTCCTAAAAGGGGAAGATGAAACAGCGATAGAACAGGTAATTGAAAAGAGAACTAAGAATAACCTAGCGGAAGAATCTCTATTAATCAGATATAGATATATGATGGTTTCTGTGAATGGAAATTCTGATATGGAAACAATTGTTTCTTTTATTGAAACAATGCCGGTTCTTGATTCGAGAATCCTTCGAAAAAAATATTCTGAATTAAATCCAGATATTCTGTTGAATTATTCGGCAGATTGTAAGAAGTGCGGTCATACAAATGAGGGAGGTGTGCCGATCATGGCAGACTTTTTTTGGCCGAAACTATGAATTTATGAATATCCCAGCAGATTATATGAATGTGGTTTATGAAAAAATTCGTGTAATGAAAACCTACGCAGGATGGGGATTCGAAGAATTATATATGTTGCCTGTTCGTCTAAGAGAATGGTTTTATGATAAATGGATTGAGGATAATAAAAATCCAGAATAGTTATATTTACTCTAAGAGGAACAAGAAATGAGTATACTATCAGGAGCAGCAGCAGCGGCAGAAGCAGTCGGTGAAGCATT